TCTTGTTTTCATCCAATTTAACATTTGTAAACTCCTTAAAAGTTTTCTTTCCTTGCTTAGACACATCGTTTTTCAAGACTTGCCTTACTTCTTCTACAGCAAAGGTCTTGTTCGATGTTTTGAAGTATTTCTTACGCATGATAGTTTTAGCAACCAACTCAAGTTCTTGACCAGATAACTTTAGAACAAAGGGCATGTTAATATCAGTCTGCATATCTTTCATTACTGCTTCGGCATCTGGGCCGAGTTTAGCAATAGGCTTACCAAACTTCTTGAATACCTGTTTGAATATACGAGTTAGTTCGGCAACTGTGATTTGCTTCTTGTTTCTTTCATCATTCACACGATCAAGAAAATGTCTTGTAAACTCAACATCAATACCAACTTTGGCAAACAACTTGTCAGCATATTTTTCAATCTGCGCCAAGTCTTGTCTTGTGATTGTTTTCTCTGTTATATACATTATCGTGTAATCTCTTCCCAATCCAATGAAGCGAAAACATCTTCAGCATCAGTTGCCGGAGCAATCAAAAACGAAAGTGGTTCCCTAACACCAGCAAATGAATCTCTCTCTAACTGAAACTTGAATAGCGCCTCTTTTAGAATATTCATCGTGGGAGAACCTTGATTAGAGGAATTTAAATACCCCTGTGCAAGAACTCTACCACCACCATCATGTGCAGTTCCAGATATGGTGTATTCGACTGAAGAATCGGCACCGGCACTTGTCCAAGCAGATGTTGTTACCACCCCGCCCGCAACAACTCTCCATGAGAAGTTTACACCATTACCAACCCCCAATAGAGACAATGCAGTCAAAATAACAATTGCATCCTCTCGGCCAGATTTCAGTCTAATAGAAACTACAGGATAATATGTTCCGGCAGTGGTCAGATCGTATGCATCTGTAATTGGTGTTCCAACAGCGTGTTGTCTACCTCTTAGTTCATATCCACCTTCAGCGATAACACTGCTACAAATTTGTTTTGCCTGACTTGCACCAGAAGTTGCACCAGTGTTTGTAATTTCTTGTCTTAATGGCAAAGATGCAGTTGTCATGTATGTGGAATCAATTTCATTTGCATGATGGAATACATGACACACAATAAACTGTCCATTGACTACAAACCCAAAACGCACACTACCAGCACCAAGCCACTCAAAGTCAAACCACATAAGTTGAACCTTAGTCAAATCTAAAGTCACTCCACTGGGCCCAGTGCCATCTAATGGGTCAACATTCCAGTTTGCCTTTGCAATTTTTGTATCAACTACACTACCAGTTACTTTACTTCGCAATACCACTGATACATCGCTATCGTCTTGTTCTAAGAAGATACCATTTTCAGAACCAAAATAACCAACTCGCTGTCTAAGATTAGTTTTTGATGTAGCAAATAAAAAACTTGAAAGAATCAATAGACTTTTGCCGGGTTGATATGAAAATGTCTTATTAGATTCTCTTAGAATTTCATCACCAGAACTTGAACCAACATCTAACTCAATAAGTCCTTCATCACCGTTAAATGTCGATGATGCTGTTCCTGTTGTGTCCTCTGCAAAGAGTCCGTTGTCAGCGTATCTATGACTACTATCAAACAAAGTAAGTGGTTGTGAGACTCTCATTCTACCAAAAGAATCAGAAGATGTGTTTAGATTGCCCGCATTAACATATGTTGAGGGGCCAGCCTGACCAGCAACCATAACAACTTCATAGATTGTTTTGTTGCCAGGAAGAAATTCGCTAGTGTCTGTTCTGAATTGCGCCATTTTACAATCCCATTCTCTTACGCATCTCTTCTTTCTTAGCAATCTCTTCACGCTTTGCTCTACGCTCAAGATATGCTTTGAGATATGCTTTCATTTCTTTTTTACGGCCATCCTTTTCGACAACCTTCTTCTTTTTCTTGACTACAACAGTGTCGGCATCATCGCCTGTACCCACTACACCAGCAGTTGATGTTGTCGGCGCATCTTCAAGTAGGCTCTTCAGTGTCTTCTTGTCATGTTTCGCAAGGTAGTCCATGTTCTCCTCCAACGCTTGCATGATTTCTTCGTCTGTATAATGCTCTTTTGGGTTTGCGCTTTCTTTGATCAAAAATAAGGCAGCACCATATGATGCAAGTTTTGATTTACCGCCAGGAAGTCTTTCGACAATTTTTTTGATGTTGAATATGAGGCGATTGAAAGTAGAAAATGCAAGTTCTTCTTTGGCATTCTCTGGATCTTTAATCTTTTTACCACGCTCATCAATAATACCTAGTTTGAACGCATCCGTTTCATCAAATGGCGTTACGAGCCTCTTGATGAAATTGTATGCTAGTAATAGGTCTCCAAATTTACTGGCCATTTAACTCTCTTAACTTTTGTGCTATTCCAATATCGACTGGAATATCACTGTCTATAATTTTCTTACCATCAAGTTCACCCAGATCAGTTCTCCAATAATTTAAGAAGATTAGGAACGGCTTCAAGTATTGAAGTTGATCATCTAATTTATAGCATAACATTCTTGTCATGGCTCTGTGATCAAACACATTGTATAAAACGATAAGATGATTGAATATCAATCTGTCTTTTAAATCACCAGACTGTTCATATTTTTTAAATAGTCTTTTAATATAGCGTATTCTCTTCAAATCATCGTGAAACTCTAACAAATCTGTGCAGTGTGCGTTTTCATAATATTTTGCGGCGAATAGCATATAGTTATCATCATTTAAATTTTCAAACATTAAAATGTACTCAACTGAACCCTTTTAATTGTATTACTATCAGTAACAACGTACAAATATGTATTACTATAATAAATAGACCCTGCCGTTACACTTTCTGTTACAGCATTTGATGTAGAAAAATCTGCTACTTTAGTAGTAACTCTAAAGGTGCCATTAACATCTAGATTTGCTGTCTTTGTTGTACCTGTGAATGTTTCACCAGAAGTGAGGGCGCTATTTCCGGATCTGGTCGGTAGAGTGACCAGAAGATTGCCGCTATAGGCAGCATGAACTGGTGCCTGTAGTCTTACTCTATGTGCATTGTTCACTTCACAATAAAGATCAATATATGATGGCGCACCAGTTGCACTAAACAAAGAAATGGCACCGTTAGAAATATGTATGCCAGATGTAGCAGTGTTGCCAGTAGTAATACCATCAATTATAAGATTTGCCGACATAATTTGTGTATCATTCGATATTCTATTGACTGCATTAGCAACCTGTATACGATCATTTACAGTTGTATTCGTGTTAGCAATGACTGCTAACGTGTTAGTAATGGATGAATTTAGATTTGCAGTAATATTCGTATGCAATGCTTGTGTGTTTGCAACGGACATTTTGCCTGCAATCAGACTTCTTGCGACTGTATTAGCGATAGGCTTTGTTTGCATCATCGCTTCTGTAATAGTTCCAGAATTTATACTATTATTGGCATGCAATTTACCATTTGTTCCAATGATGTTGGTTCCGTCAGATAAGACAGAACCTGTCACATTGATATTACCATTTGCTGTAGTTGTACCATTTACAATTAAACTGCCACCAAATACATTTACATTCGTATTAGAGAATGTGGCGCCTTGATTGAATGTTATACCGTTGTTATAAGTTACCGTTCCATTAAAAGTAGAGTTAGCAGACACGGTCAATGTTGTACCACTGATTGTCGTATTAGCCCTAAAAGTGGTTAGCCCTTTGTGTGTAGTCGAAACGGCTACATTTCCAAAAAGATTTCCCACCGTAATTTTTTTACTGGCTGGTGAGCCAGACGGATCATTAACAACCATCAACAAATCATCGCTAGTGAGATTTGTAATAGCCCCTAATTCACTGACTTTTTTGTCTGCCATTGTCTACTCCTAATTAGGATTCTTATTCAGGTAGTTTGCTATCGTCACGACCGTCAGATGAAACTGAAGATGCGGCTACAAGTGTTTCGTAGAATACACGACCTGCACGACCACCAGAACCTTCGGTTCTTAGATTCCAACCAGCGTGTGTGATGCCAAGCATTTCGTCTGATTGTAGTGCGGCAGTAGCAGTAGCAACACCAGCGATTGTAGTATTACCACCAGTGAAAGAAACTGTTGGTACTGAACGATATCCTTCGCCGTCATTTGTTACTGTAATTGCATTCACCGCATTCGATGAAATGGTAGCAGTAGCAGTTGCTTGAACTCCATTAGGATGCTCAGGTGCTGAAATTACTACAGTCGGTGCAGATGTGTAGTTAGCACCACCAGATGTGATAGTGATAGTTGCTGAGATGGGTGAACCCTCCATTTCTCCAACATCAACACCATATACATTGTTAGCATCTAGGCCAACTGAAGCAAAAGCAACTGATAGTGGCTTCTCTTGGACTGTGTAAACAGCATTTGATTGTGCGCCAATAAGTGTGCCACCGGTTTCTCCAACCGTAACTGTTGCTACAGTAGCGTTAGCGATAGCAGTAAAAACATAGTCGTTCTTACCGACATTTAGAAAGTCGCCAACTGCAAAGTCGGTGCTTAGTTTTGTGTTTACGCCGACAACGGTTGCATTGGCGGCAGTTACAGTGATAGTAGCAGTAGCCGTGTTTGACTGTGCCTTTCCATCATTCATTCCCCAAAGTGACATTTTAATTCTCCTTGTCTTTATTTGAGTATCCGTTTTAATTCGGATATTGTTTTGCTAGTATTTATATGCGTGACAGCCTGTCCGCCAGCCTTCTTAAACTCACTGGTATTTTTACCGTGGTCATCTACGAGGATGCTATCTGCATCAGCGTAATTCTGTTTGTCTTCTCTGCGAACAAGATGTATCTTGGCAGGCTTCTGCTTTAGATTCTTAGCGATCCAAACTCTCTTGCCTCTTTTGCAAGATGGATCCCATGAAGCATATGCAGACAAGATCATCACCTCAGCACCTTCGATACTGGTCAAATAGTTCCACAAATCTTTGCCGCCGGGAGCCCAATCAAGATTATCCCAAAAACCTTTAGTAGCCACAATCATGGCTTTCTTTTCGTCTTTGGTATATTTTCCATCTTTTTTTGGAAACGGCTCTCCTGCAACCTTCTCAGCACCTTTAAGAAAGTCACAGAGAACCATGTCCATATCGCAGTATATTTTCATTACTTTGTTTCTTCTTTAATTGTAGGGTCGATTTGAACTGGCTCTTTTTTACCCTTGTCCTTATCTTCCTTCTCTTCTTTTTTAGTAGGCTTCTCCTCATCCATCTTAGATGCTACTTTCTTAGCAGTGTCCTTCTTGATGGTTACAGGATACTCTTTATCGCCAAACTTAAATGTCTTCTTGCCGGCTTGGGCAGCCTTTGATGCCGCACCAATGAAGTCAGCAACGTCATCATCAAGGATCTCTTCTGGAATATCCTTTCTTTCAGCGACTGGCTTCTTACCAGAGAGAACTGCCGATACTGCATCAACGAGGCTCTTTGATACACCAAACGGTGTCATTGATACTTTCTCTTCATCAAGTTCAGGCTTCTCATGTGTATAACCCTTCTTAGTCAGTTTATCGTGATCTTCTGGTGTCTTCGCTTCTACACCTTCGCCGGTCTTAGGATCATACATCATGTGAGGATACTTTACCTCTGCTTCTTGTAGTGCTTCTTCAATAAGATTGTCTAAATCTTCCATTTCAACTTCTTCTGCCATCAACTTAGTAATATCTCCACCACCAATATAGTCTGGTAATACCTTTTCTAGTGACTTTTTGATATTCATTGAAGTCTTTACATCGGCTTTAAACTTGTCTGCAAAGGGTTTCATATTTTTGTCTTTTTTCATTTTTGTATAAACAGATGCAATCTTCATTGCAAGGTCTTTCATTTTACTTTCATCAAGTTCAACTTCTTCTTTAATGCCAATGGAATATACAATTTCATTTCCATACTTATCATCAAAATCTCTATTAATCATCATATCACCTGTTCTTGGTGCCATAGGCTTCTTGAGTTTAACAACTTTTGCCTTATTTCTACCAGCTACACCTTTACCTTTACTTGGCGAATCCATTGTATGTCCACGCCTTGCCATATCTTTTGCATCTCCTTCGTCAGATGCAAATCCAATAACTTTACCAAGACGATCTACTGCCGCAAAATTGTATTTGACTGCCTCATCAAGTTCAACTTCTTCCTTTTGCTCTGTTGGATTTGACAGATAGTCATTCAACTTGTTCATGCTGTTTGCCGCAATCGCAAGTTTGTTTGTCCACCAAGTAGGGAGTGCATCTTCATCGTTCATGCCATCTAGAACACCTATGATGGCTTGAGCATCTTCCATAGCAGTTTTGCACTGTCTCTTAGCAGAAGCGACATCTGTGTGTCCATCTTCTTTGACGACTTTACTTTCAGTCATCATTCTTATTGTGCTTTCTAGTGACATTATTCTTCTTCCCATATTTTGATTTTTAAATCAGTTGCTTTTGTTCCTTTGAGAAGTCTGTGATACTCATCCTTCTCTATTTCGTAAATCTTACCTTTTTGTAGTTCGACTGGCATCTTATTATCTTCTTGAAACCACCAGTCTTGTCCTTCTAATACTGCAAAGTGTCTGTTCTTTTCGTCCCTGTGCCATACAAGTTCGTCACTATCAAGTGTTGTATCGAACTCTCTAATAAAGACATCTTCAGAAACGATTGTGTCTTTATATGGTTTTACCAAAAGTACTTTCCTCCGCCTTCTAATCCTAGTGATTTAGCAAACCAAGGCAAACGACATGCCCAATATCCAGGCTTTGTCTTGTCGTTCTTGGTATCACACTGATGACGAGCCGCAAAACTTCTTGCCGCATCCCTATCATTGATCTTTGCTTTTAGGCCAGTGGTATCACCAAACTCGACCTTAATCACGTTACCCTTATCACTCTTTACATAAACGTAAAACTTCTTATTACCACCACGCTTAGGCTTATTCAATTCTACATCTTTGTCTGCTTCCATAAGCGGGCAATCAAGTGGCACTTCAGCGTTCTCATAGATGCCAAACAGACCAATATCAGATTGTAGTATTTGCTTATCTACAGCATCTAGATTTTCAAACTCATCGTTTCTGTATCTAACTCTTGCCTCTTGAAAGAAACGGTAGAATGATGGTGAATCATGTCTAAAGATATTATCAGAAAATGGTACACCAGTATCTAGATGATATTGGATACCCTCATCTATCTGATTCTTTTTTTTTATAACGTCCTTAAACTTCTTTACTGGCTTACCACCAAAATCATCATCAACATTATATGCGGCAGCCAGAGGTGTACCTTTTTTACGATCTTGTCTTGCTTTGCTTCTAGCAAGTGTCTGTTTCGCTTGTCTTGCAGATTTACCTGTGGCAATTTTTAGATTGGGCAACTTCTTATCTTTAACAGTCATCTCATCAGTTTGCCCTGGTGTCATATCTTTAGTGTGGTCAGTATACTCATCTGTGCCCAGTTCATAGGCTTCTTTAAGTTTCTTACCCTCACTATCATATCCTGGCTTGCCTGCTTTTTCTTTCTTTGCAATTGCAATAGCGGCTTGCTGTGCTGGATTAGCACCCTCATCAGGCCCCATTTCACCACCGGCTTCGATGTATGCGGCAATGGCCATCTGCTTCTTTTTAGCATCTGACTTACCAGCAAACTGAGGTGCATCTGACTGCAAGAAGTCTTTGATCCATGCGCCAACGCCATCAGAGACTTTTAGTTTCTCTTCAAGAGATTCTTTGCGACCCTTTGCTTTCGCCCATAGATCAGCATCAGCCGTTGTGCGTGTTTTACCACCAGTTAAGAATGAGTTTACTCTGGCAAATGCCCACTGTTGTGGTGTCGTTCCAGGGCGATGACCAGTCTTCCATGCGGCCATGCCTCTGTCATAGACTTTCTTTAGAATGCCGTATGAGATACCAGACTTCTCTGCTTTGGTAACAAGTCCTTTAATCTTCTCATCAAGTTGCTCTTCACCAAACATCTGTTTGTATTTTTTGGTGTGTACCGACGGCTTCGTTTTCGCATCAGCATCACCTGGTGCTGGCTTATACGCATCAGGATTATCATTATCCATCTTCGCTTGTTTTTTGAAAGCGGCATCACGCTTGGCTTTTGTAGATTTAGCAAGACCAGAGAAATATTTTGAAGGCTGTGTGCCATCTCTGTCTTTAATGTCTGTGTCTTGTTTGACTTCAATTAGAGCCTCTTCGATAAGATTATCTAGTTCAAAACTCTCGGTCTTTGATCTAGCGGCTTTAACTCGTTCTTGTTCGCCCTTTTTTACTTTAGGCATAAGTTTCTTAGCAATCTTTTGAACCATGCCAGACTTCTTTGCTACCATCTTGTCTACTGATTGCTTCTCGCCTGGGCTTAAATCTTTGTAGCGTATACCCTTCTCACCAGCAACTTTTTTACGAACTATTTGAATCGCTTGTTTTTGAGCCCGTTTCTTTAATTGTTCAGCACCAGCCTGCCGCTTCGCCTTCTGTTTGCGAATACGAGCAATCTTAGGAGCAAGGCGTTTCATTAGTTGCGCCCGCTTCTTCCTCTGTGCTGTTGATAGTGGTGCCTCTGTGAGGTCTAGTGTTTCTATTTCTTCATATAGCAATGTGTCTTCGTCTGTCCATTCAGCAAACTCAAGGTCTTCTTTAAGTGCTTTGCCTACCATGTCCATCATTTTCTTCTTATCTCTGTCAGAGAGTTTAGAGGCGGCGGCACTACCGAAACCAAATTGTTTTTTACCATCCTCATCTGTGTAATCGTCAAACTGACCTTTTTTAGCAAGCCCTCTTAGTTTAGTGCCTGACATGCCCTCAACACCCTCTGCATCAGGATCACGCTTACCAGCAGAAACGACTTTGATGCTATCGAAATCATAGTCACCTTTGCCGTTGTATTTTTGTAGGATTGTTTTGAACTCGGTTACACGATCAGATCCAACCACCATGATGATGTCTGTGTATCCTTCTTCGTATAATTCTTTAACGATTTGGAAGATTTGCTTTGCGTTTGTCTTTTTAACAATTCCAAACGCCTTCTTTGCAAAAGCAAGTTTTTGCTGGTAGGATAGCGGGTCTTTAATTGGGTTCTGTGTATGGGAGAGATAGATTCTAGCATCGGCTTTCTCCTGCTTCGCTACTGCCTTAATCTTGTTGGCAAGTTTTTCATGTCCAATAGTAGGCGGGTTCATTCGTCCGAATGTGAATACAACTTTTTTACTCATGGCGTGTTTTCCTTAGACTTAACGCTTGACAATATAATAGAATCAGTGTAGAATGATTCTGTAATCTAACAGATATTTATAATATCTTTATCTTTGCCAACCTTTCTTTACTTCTGGACTAAAGTTGGCATAACTGAAGTTCATTCTATCAACAAGTTTCACGGCGTTTTTACCCATCTTGTCGATTGCAACGAACCCTTCTTGTCCTGTGGCCTTGAATCCCTTATCTGTAAGAAGAAACGTATCAAGGCTTTTTACTTTATTCATTTGCTTAATTAGAATCTCTTTTGCATCAACCATATGATTCATTAGCGTCAAGATATTTTCTAAATTTGCTTTATTCTCTACAGAGAAATATTTCATTACTTCGGCTTTAACGCCCTCAACTCTTTCTTTCTTTGCCGCTCTACCTTTTTCAGTTTTCAACTCAGCGGCTTGATCCAACTGAAGTTGATATACATTCATAAAGTAGTCGACCATTTCAATTACAGTTTTACTCACGTTAGTAATTTTCTGTTGCTTTCTTACTTTAGTATTTAGAAACGTCTTCATACGCTGTAATAGTTCGCCATTATCAGATATGGCATTCAATGATGCGGCATCAATTTTATTGAATGTCTTACCAGCATCTGAAAGAATGGTATTGATAGCATCTGTATCTTTCTTTGTAAGTGTAGCACTACCAGCAACATCTTTATATTCAGCATCAACAGACCATACATTTTTAGATGAAGTCAGACTGTCTGCGATGTTCTCACCAAATGTGGCTTTCATTGTCTCAAATGACTTGCCTGTATATTTTGTATGCCAGACAATACCAATCTTTGTTCTAGTGATTTCTCCAGCAAGTGGTACATCAGTTGGCACAGCATATACAATGGTGTTGGGATGAAATGTAATGTATGATTTACCCTTCACTTTCTGCTTCTTCAAATCAGATTTGGCATACAGAAAATCACCTTGAATAACACCTTGAATATTCAGATCAGGTAAATACTTTAGGGCTAGTTTGAGTTTCTTTGAAAGATCGCCGCTAGTATCTGCGTCAATTTCTTTATCAGTCTTGTAGACTTTAGGGTTCTTATTAAAGACACCCTTCTTTGCCACAAAGAACTTGCCGTCACTAGGATCAGTACCGGCAAAGACAGCAGGAGCACCATCCCACTTAACACTAGCATTAACAGAAGCATTACTGCCGCCAGCAAGCATATCCCGTATACCTCTAAGAAAGTTAATTGACTCTCTTGCACCTTGTACTCCTCCATTTAACACATTGTCTTCAATATGCTCCATGTGTGTATTTTTTTCTTCGATTAAAAAAGACGAAAACTTTTTCATTATGACAGCCTTTCAAATGGGTTCTTCTTACTTGTCCCTGGTTTACATGAATATTTACTGTCAGGCATTTGCATGATCTTTACTTCTGCTTGAACCTCGTAGTATTTTGAGCGAGTAGCAATACGAACTTTGAAAGGACCTTGACCACTCAATACAGGAACATCTTTTGGTACACCGAGAGGATTAGTTCTACCAACCATGTAGAAGTCATCACCCGCTTGCATATAAAATGCTGGCTCTGCTTTGCCTTTTAGATAATGATCAGTTACGACCTTACCCAAATCAACATTCGGTAGCGTTGTGATATAGCGATTGATCCCAGGCTGAGAGAAATATTCCTTCATAACATCAAGCGGCACGGCTTTTTTATCTCTAAGACCAGTC